TGTGCCACAAGCAGGTTTATATATTTTTGGATTCGGTATAGGATGTGTTGTCCAATTATTAGCAGTAATTGTTGAGGAGGATATATATTAAATATGCCAAAAAAGAAAATAAAACAGGAAATACATAAAGGACCTGAATATTACATGATGTTCATAGGCAAATGGTATTGCCGTCATTGCGGAAGAGCATTATATAGTTTCGAGGATAAGTGCCTTTGGTGCAACAAGAAGCAACCTATACCACCATTACCACCACGGCACCAGTACAGAGGCGATTTGCCTGAAGGTACAAGCAACAGAAGGAATTATTATGAGGGAGACATTATACTGTAGGAGGTACGTATGACTAAAGAATTTCTAAAACAGCATTTAGAAAAACTAAAAGAAGCTAAGGCTTTAGAGTTTGAGATCCAAAATATGCAGAATACAATTAAAAGTCCAATATTAAGTTGGACACCAGTAGCACATACTAATAGTGACAAGATAGGAGAAGTCATCTCTAAAATTGAAATAAAACAAGTAAGGTTATTAGCTAGAATGAATGTGATTTTAGAAGAAGAAAAAGAAATAGAAAAAGTCATAGATTCTCTGAAAGATGGCAGAGAAAAAGCAGTAATAAGATATAGATACATAAGTGGGCTAAGTTGGGAGGAAGTATGTGTTAAAGCACACTACAGTTGGCAACATGTACATCGGATTCATGCTGCTGCATTAAAAAATATGAACATGTGATTTAATGAGACTAAAAAACGAGGTATATTGATAATGTAAGAACTGGAGATAGTTCCTCCTGATAGATAAATACACCCGAGAAGAGATGGTTATGTCCATCTCTTTTTCGTACAGAAAAGAGGCGAGAATATGGAGAAAGTAAAACGAGGTAAAGGACATCCTAGAGCATTTAAAACAGCTGAGGAATTTGAAAATAAGTTTATGGAGTATATATCGTATTGCAGAATGTATGAACGTGTACCTAATGTAGCAGGGTTTGTAGTGTACGCAAACATAAACTCAGATACTTTTTATGCTCAAAAAGATTATTACTCCGAAACTTTTAAAAGAGTTAATTCTATTTTAGAAGATGAAGCCATAAATACAGACTATTTCAAAGATGCTTTCAAGATATTCTACATGAAAAACAAGTTTGGTTGGAAGGATAAGAGCGAAATTGATAACAACATAGCGAACAAAGACGGCACACCTTTTAAGGCTGATTTTAGTCATTTGACAATAGAGCAAATAAAGGAGCTTTTGAGGAATGAAGATAAGGAATGAACTTATTAAGGAATTAGCGAGAAGAGAGTACAAGAGCTATGTTGAATATGTTCATGAAGGTAGATGGATACATGGTAGAGCAGTAGATTATATATGCGATCAAGTACAAGAATTTATTGAACGAAAAACAGACAAGCCTTATGAAATTTTGATATTATCAATGCCTCCTCAACACGGCAAGAGTATGACGATAACTGAAACGTTGCCTAGTTGGTATTTAGGCAAGAATCCATATAACAGAGTGATAGAGATAAGTTATTCAGAGGACTTTGCTCAATTGTTTGGAAGAAGGAACAAGCAGAAGATAGAACAATGCGGAGAGAACCTTTTTAATATAAGAGTAGCTAAAACACCTAATACCAATACAGAGTTTGAGCTAGAATCAACTACTGGAGGAATGATAAGCAGAGGTATTTTAAGTGGTATTACAGGGCGGCCTTGTAATTTAATGATTATAGATGATCCTATAAAAAACAGGAAAGAGGCAGATAGCGAGACATATCGCAAGAGCCTTATAGACGAGTGGTTAAATTCGTTCAAAACACGTTTAGCAGTTGGTGCAAAAGTCATTGTAATTCAAACTAGATGGCATGAGAACGATTTAGCAGGCTATATTATAGCAAATGAAAAAGACGTAAAAATAATAAACTTACCTTGCGAAGCAGAAGAGAACGACCTGCTAGGAAGAAATGTTGGTGAAGCATTAGCACCTGAAATCGGTAAAGATATAAACTGGTTACAGCAATTTAAGGAAGGCTATATAACTACAGAAGGGCAAAGAACATGGCTAGCATTATTCCAGGGCAGACCTACTGCAGCAGAAGGTAATTTAATAAAACGTGAATGGTGGAACTACTATAAGCAGGAAGAATTACCGCCAATGATAGTTGAAGCACTATCAATTGATGCAACATTTAAGGATAAAGATACAAGCGACTTTGTAGCAATACAAGTATGGGGAAAAAGAGGAGCTGATTATTATCTCATTGATAGAATTAAATCAAGAATGGATTTTACAGCGACAATTATAGCAATACAAGCAATGTTAAAAAAGCACCCTAAAGTTACATACAAGTTTATAGAAGATAAAGCAAATGGCTCAGCAATTATATCCGTTCTCAAGGACAAGATAGATGGAATAATAGCTATAAATCCAGAAGGGGGAAAAGTTGCAAGAGCAAATGCAGTATCGTATCTGATCGAAGCAGGAAATGTTTACTTACCTAAAGATGCAGAATGGACAGAAGAGTTTGTTGACGAATGGAGTAAATTTCCTAATGCAGAGCATGACGATGAAGTAGATGCTGGAACACAAGCACTTAACAAATTAAGACATATTCAAGCAGCTATACCGAATGATATGAAAAAAGTATTTAATTTTGAACTAGAAAAACCTAAAGCTAATCCGCTAGGAAGGGGCGATAAAATCAATGTTATCTAACATAATAGAGATATTTGAGTTGGCAACCAACGTGTTGCTTTTTTTGTGCGTTTTAAGAGTTTATAACAGTGAGGATAAAAAAGAGCCAAAATCACATATGCAGATAAATCCGTTTTATAAACCTAAACCAAGCAAAGAGCAAAAGAAACAGGAAGAAAAACTGCAACAGATATGGGGTAACATAGACAGATATGTCGGAGACAGCGACGGACAAAAAGAGGTGAAATAATCAATGGAAGAAAAGAAAGAGGTAACATCTACAGCCATATGGAGATTGTACGAAAAAGGAACAGACTATATCAATCGGATTAAGTTAGTAACCAAGAGCGACAAATTTCATAGGATGTATATAGGTGATCAATGGTACGGACTAGAGAGTGGCGGAGAGTCAATGCCTATGTTTAACTTTATTGAAGGCACAGTTAAGTATAAGGTAGCAACAGTAGCACAAAACTCAATGAGTGCAGTATATACACCTATAGGCAAACACGATGAAGCGTCTATACAAGCTTGTGAAGCCCTTAATACTAATTTTAGTATTATGTGGGAACGTGCAAAGATGGACAAGCACGCATGGGATGTTATAAGAGATGGTGCAATAGTAGGAGATGGATATATATACTTTGGCGGTGGAGATGTATCACAAACTCAAATAATAGATAATGTTAATGTATTGTTATCAGACGAGCAAGAGCAGAACATACAGGAGCAAAAATACATATTGTTAGTTGAACGTAGAATGGTTAGTGATATCCGCAAAGAAGCAAGAGAAAACGGTATACCAGAGGACGAAATAGGTTTGATTCAAAGAGATGAAGATACTAGTAACCAACTTGGTAATCGTGAGGAGCTTACATACTCAGATGAAGAGGACGGCAAATGTACTTCTGTTTTATACATGTATAAGGACGAAGAAGGTTTTGTACATTTTGCAAAGAGCGTTAAGAACGTTATATATCAACCAGATAAAAAAATAGTTGCAACGGATCAATTAGGTCAAGAAACATCTACAGGCTTAACAATGTACCCTATAGTTAATTTTATATGGAAGAATAAAAAAGGTAGTGCAAGAGGATGCGGAGACGTAGAGTTTTTAGTACCGAATCAGATAGAACTTAACAAAACATTAGCACGAAGAGCATTAGCAATCAAACAATGTGCATACCCTAAATTAGCATATATGGAAAATGCAATAAGTAATCCAGATAGTTTAGATTTGATAGGAGCTAAGATAGGAGTTAAATATGGAGAAACACAAAAAATTAATGACATTATTACATACTTAAATCCTACAGTAGTATCTCCAGATGCAAAAAGCTTCACAGACGAGTTATTACAAGGCAGTAAAGATTTAGCAGGTGCAGGAGATGCTGCACTCGGTCAAGTAGATCCTACACAAGCAAGTGGGGCTGCAATAATAGCAAGTAGAGACCAGGCAGCTTTACCACTTAATGAGCAAGTAGCAAGATATAAACAGTTTGTGGAAGATATAGCGGTACTTTGGTACGACATATGGAAAGCATACAACCCTAATGGATTAGTTGTTACAACAACAGACGATGCGGGGCAAGAACAAGAAGAAGTTATTCCTGCTGAAGTATTAGATCAGATGATGGTAAGCGTGCGTATAGATGTAAGTCAAAATAATCCTTACAGCAAATATGCACAAGAGCAAGCTATTATGAATTTATTCCAGATGAACGCTATTAGCTTTGAGGAAATGGTACAAGCATTAGATGATGATGCAGTTGCTCCTAAGGGCAAGCTACAAGATATTATCGACAAACGAGGCGAGCAAAACAAGATGCAAGATACGTTAGCCCAAGCTTTAGAACAGTTAAAACAGAGCCAAGCAGTAATTGCACAATTGCAAAACCAAAGTGGTGATAATGCACAAGCCAAACAAGAGTTAATAAATGCTTTAGGGCAGATAAAACAACAGCAGGAAATAATAAATAGGATGGGAGGACAAGCCAATGAAATGCAAAGTATGTAATACAGAAATGTTTGTAGATAGAAGTGTGGAGGATATAGAGGAAGGTACAGAGACGTTTATATATAAATGTCCAAACCCACGATGCACAAACTATGGTTATAGAGAAGAGCCAAGCGAAGAGTAAGGCTCTTTTTTATTACATAAATTCGCAGGAGAAGAGCGAAAAAATCTCACATATAGGAAGGAGCAAAAATGGAAGATGAAAGCGTAAACACCCAGGAAGTCGCTGAAACTGGAGAAGTAGAAGTAGTTGATACCAGCGAAAACACAACTCAGGAAGTCGCTGAAACTGAGACTCAGGAAACACAAGAAACACAAGATAATAACAAGACTGAGGAGCGAAACTACGAAAAGGATGCTGCATATGCAAGTTTAAGGAGACAATTAGAAGAAGCAAGACAAGGTAAGGAAAAGGCTGAACAAGACCTAAAAACAATGACGTCTGAGCGAGAAAGACTAGCAAATTCGCTAGGTCTTTTTGGTTTTAAAGGTAACACAGACGATATTGAGGACCAAGCTAAGTCTTATTTTTCAGGTACTCCAGTTGAGCAAGTACGTCAAGAACGTATTGCAGCACAACAAGTTCTTAGAGAACAACAAGAAAGACAAAACGAGCTAGAGAAGCTCAAACAAGAAAATGCAAGGCTAATAAAAGAGCAAAGTGAACGTATTTTTGCGGAAGATTTAAAGAAGATTCAAGCCATAAACCCTAATGTTAAGAGTCTGGACGAGTTAGGGAATAAATGGTGGCAGTTAATGGCAGCAGGTTTCACTGCTGAAGGAGCTTATAGAGCGGTAGAAGCAGACAATAACGTGGATAAGAAAACACCACCACCTGAGATGGGAAAAATCAGTGCTTCTAACAAAGCGGATAAGACTTATTACACACCAGAGGAAGTTGATGCCTTAACTAGCAAACAGCTTGATGATCCAGTTATCTTCGCAAACGTTCGTAAATCCATGACTAAATGGAAATAAAAACGAAAAAGGAGAGATAAAAAATGTCATACGCAAATTTTAAACCAACTGTATGGTCTAAACATATCCAACACGAGTTGGAAAAATTATTAACATTCAAAGCTGACTGCGATTATAAGTTCGAAGGAGAAGCGGGACAAGGCAAAAGAGTAAAAATCTTAGGAGTAGGTAGACCTACAATTAAGACGTATACTCCAGGAGTAGAAATTGACGGAGCTGAAACTCCAGCAGATACAAGTGTATATCTTGATACTGATCAATACAAATACTTCAACTACGGAGTAGATGATGTTGATAAAGCACAAGCAGTACCTGGATTAATGGAAGCATTAAGCGAAGAGACAACAAGAGCAATGGCAGAATTAGAAGATGCTCACATTGCTGAAGTATGTGCATTAGGTGCAGGAGTATATTCAAGCTCAGCTGCTATCACTACAGCAGCAGCAGCTAAAGCAGCAGTTGATAAAGCTTTTGTAGCATTATGGAATAATGGTGTTACAGCTAAGGATAAAGTAACACTTTATTTAACACCATGGTTTTATTCTTTGTTCCAAGACAAACTTGTTGAACTTAAAACAGATAATGACAATTTAATCGCTAAAGGTGTTTTAGGTTTATACAACAGTGCAAATGTTAAGATGTCTAATAACTTATACAATGATGGTACAGATGATTATATGATTATTAAGACTTCTAAAGCAGTAGCACATTGTAATGGTATTGATGGACTTGAAGCATATAGACCAGAAAAAAGCTTCATGGATGCTATCAAGGGCTTAAATACATACGGAACAAAGGTTGTTAGACCTAAAGAATTGTATGTAATTAAAGCAAGAAAATCTTAGTCTGAAAAAGGCTAAGATTTTTAAATAAACGAGAGGAGAGATAAACGATGGCTAAAACAACCATAACTAACGTAGAGATTAATAAGTTTAATACTGCAGTTGCAGGAAAAATAACAACTGCTGCATGTGGCTCTGATGGAGGAAATTATGTTGCAGAAGTAGATTTCTCAAAAAGAAGCGATGACAAGATGCTTCTTATTTTAGAGAATGCAGCAGCAGCTAGCAAAACAGCTACAATAAAAGCTGGTACTAAATTACAAGGAGTTGAAGATTTACCTATTTCTTTAGCTTCTTCTAGTGGAGCAGTAGTTGTAGTAGAAAGCGGTAAATTTGTAAATGATGCTGGTAAAGTAGTTATTCATGGAACAGATGCAAACGTTAAAGTAGCAGCTGTAGCAATGCCTTAATTTGTGGGGAGGGAAACCTCCCCTTAATTTGTTTAATACTTTATATAAATTTCTACTATTGTAGATATGAAGGGAGTGCGACAAAATGACATTAGAAGAAGCAGAACGCAAGGTAATGATAGAGTTAGACGAGGCTGGTGATCCTACAGTACTTGAGAATATAGGAGATTATAAAAGCAAGCTCCCTGACATAATTAATACAGTGCAAAAAGAACTAGCAATGTTTTGTAAGCCTGTAGAGAAGGAAGCAAGCATAACAATAGAGGGAGGATATGCAAATAAACCCAGCGACTGTTATGTAATTAATGAGTTGGTGCAAGGAGACAAAGTATGTGATTTCACATTAAGAGGATTAAGAATATATGCACCAGATGGAGATTACACAATTCGATACGAAAAATTACCAGATGATATAGATGAAACTACAGATGAAACGTACGAATTTGAAATTGACAAAGATGCTCAGGAAGCAATGATACATGGAATCTGTGCACAGTTATGTATCAATGATGAGCCAGAGCTTTATCAGACATATTTTGAGAGATACAATTTAGCAATAGCTAATATACAAGATAAAATGCAAAAATCAACGAAGTTAAACTTTGTTGGGGGTGTTAGACTATGATAGCACAACAAATAAGTCCAAAAAGAGCAAGACCAAAAAAGACCACCATATATAAAACGTTCAAGGGTGTAGACTTTAGTCAAGATGCGTCTTTAGTAGATCCTTCAAGAAGCCCATATGCTCCTAATCTTATATCAGACGTTGGAGGGCTACCTGAAAAGAGACCTGGTTGGAGAGTGTTACATTCATTAGAAAGTCCAATTAATGGTTTATGGTATGGAGAAATAGCAGGAGCAAAATGCTTTATATGTCATGCGGGTACAAAACTATACAAGTTTACAGCAACTACTACAACATTATTAAAAACAGGTGTTAATAATGCAAAGTCAAGTGCTTTTTTTATGCGTGGGAAAAATGATACAGGTAAAATATATATACTTACTGGTACAGAGTTTTTATGTTATAACGGATCAAGTGTAACTAGTGTGTCTAATAACGCATATGTGCCAACAATTATAATATCACGTAACCCATCAGGTGGAGGCACAGTATATGAACCAGTAAATTTAATTGGTGTGCAACGTATAGAATGTTTTTTAGGAGATGGAACTTCTCGATCATATCAATTAAGTGCCACTAATATATCAAGTGTAGACAAAGTCGAAATACTTGAGGATGGCGTGTGGACAACACGTACCTCGGGATTTATAAATTATCTTGAGGCTGGTAGAGTCCAGTTTAATGGCACTATTCCGCCTGCTCCATCGGTTGCAGGACAAGATAATGTGCGTATAACTTATAGCAAGACAGTAAGTGGATATGCAGACAGGATAAATAAATGTACAATATCCGATTTATATGGCTTAGGTGGAAGCAATAGAGTATTTTTAAGTGGCAACTCAACTTATAAAGCCTATGATTGGTACAGTGAGCTATTTGATCCAACATATTTTCCAGATTTGAATTATTCAGTAGTAGGAACATCAGATACTGCTATAGTTGGTTATCAAAAAATGGGGAAATATCAGGTAATACTTAAAGAGGATAATTCACAAGATAGTACAGTTTTTCAGAGATATGGTACGTTAAACAGCGATGGTACAGTAACGTTTTCTATAGAACAAGGTATTGCTGGTATTGGAGCGGTGTCTAAATATTGCTTTGCTTTGTTAGCAGATGAGCCATTGTTTTTATCACGACAAGGAGTACAAGCGATAACTTCTAATACAATAACCGCTGAAAGAACGATTCGTAATAGATCGTTCTATGTAGATAATTATTTGTTGAAAGAAGCAAACTTGCAAAATGCTGTTGCGTGTGAATGGAACGGATATTATGTATTATGCGTTAATAATCATGCGTACATACTAGACGGAAAAGCTAAATCATATAAAGAGAGAGCATATATAGCATATGATTACAATTATGAATGCTACTACTGGACTAACATACCTGCAGTATGTTTATTAAGCGTGGCTGGAGAGTTGTATTTTGGTACGGCAGAGGGTAAGATATGCAAATTTAACACAGATATATCTAATTTAACTAAGTATAGTGATAATGGCAGTGCAATTGTAGCAAGCTGGGCAACGATTAATGATGACGACGGAGCACCACATTTATATAAGAGCATGACTAAAAAAGGGTGCTTAGTAACAATTAAACCTTATACAAGATCATCATGCAAAATATATGCGTCTAAAGACGGAGAGCTTCAACAAAAAATTAGAGAACAATCAATGGATATAATTGATTGGGATGATATTGATTTCGACAGATTCACGTTTAATACGAATGACAATCCGCAAGATATTTTCTTTAAGAAGAAGGTTAAAAAGTATAAGCGATTACAAATAATTGTAGAGAATGATGCATTAAATGAAGGTTTTGGAATACTACAAATAGCTAAAACGTATTCTGTTGGCAATTACGCAAAGAAGTAGGAAGGAGAGAAAAGAGATGGCAGTAAATCTTTATAAAATGGCGAGTAATTTAACTGGGAAGTCTGTATCTGAGCTAAAAGACACAGTAGCAAAAGCTAGAGCTAAATCTAACACTAGCACTAAATCTAATGCTAATACAACTACCACTAAAACCAATGGGAGTTATTTGGATAGTGCTACTGGCAAATATCATACAACTGTAACTAATGCAGATGGGAGTACACAAAGTGGATATATACTTGATGGTACTTCATATTATGATAACGGCTCACCTATAAGTGCAGGAGCAAAGGTAACGGATAGTGAAGGTAGAACATGGACTAAAGGAGGAGCAGATCCAGATGCTGGACTATCTACTGAAGCCTATAAAGCCAAGTATGGAGTTATGGGAAATAATTATGGGGATATGAGTACGGATAAATTACAGTACAATCCCTATACTGAACAGCAAACTAAATTACAGGATGCATACAAACAACAAGAACAATTGTTGAGGGAGCAAAATAGATTAGCTGTACAGCAAGGAGTTAATAGGCTTAATACTCAAAAAACAAATATTAACCAAAATGCGGAAGATAATGCACGCCAAGCATACATACAATACATGCAGAGCAAAAAAGCATTACCACAACAACTTGCTGCTCAAGGTATAACTGGGGGAGCTACAGAGACTGCTAATTTAGGGCTGGCAACTACGTATCAAAATAATTTGAATGATATAAACAGAAATAGAATTAATCAGATTCAGGATATAGATAATGCTATTGTTGACTTGCAGAACACAGGCGACTTAACAACAGTACAACAAGTACTTGCTAATAATCAAGCCGCATTAGATGCTTATACTCAGTCATTTGACAAAGGAGTATCATATAATCAATGGGCAAATACTTATAACGCTGATAGAGCAGATACTGCATGGGAACAAAATTATAAACAAGAAACATTAGCACAAAAAGCATACGAACAATATATGCAAGAAAGAGAACAGTTAACTAAAGAAAAGCAAGAAGAATATGACAACATAATGAATATGTACTTAAAAGGTGCGTTAGATGTTGGCTATGCTGCTTCTATGCTAGGAATACCTGCAGAAAACTTAAGCGACCTAAAAACAATGGCAGAAAATGAAGCAAGATTAAGCAATCAACAAAAACAAGCAAGTATATATAAATCATATAATAACGGTGGAGGTAGTAGTGGTAGCACAAAAGGAACAAGTACTTCTACCCTAAATACGATCGTAAATAATGTACAAAAAATGCTTTCCGAGACGGAAAAAATATTTGATGGAGACATAACAAGAGCCAAATATTCGGAACCTGATGTAATCGCATATGTATTATCACAGAACATACCAACTGAGGAAAAAATGAACATAATTCAAAACTTTGGCTTAACAAAATATATGGAATGAGGTGGTGTAATTGACAATAGAAGAATTTGAAGAAAAAGCGAATAAATTTGCAGCAAAAAGAAATTCTTCAGCAATGTCTAATAAGACACCTATTGCGAAAAGTAAAGATGATGAATTAAGGGAGTTTGAGGAGAAGGCCAATAGGTTTATAGAAAAACGTAACGCAGTTGTTACACAACCTAATATACCTAATAAAGCAGTAGAGACAATAACGCCAGTTCAAACTCCTAAAGAAACAATATCAAGTAAAATGGATGAATTATGGGTAGAGGAGGATACACCACAAAACAACAATATATCGTATAAAGCAACTAGTATAAAGGATTTTATTGATAGTGTAAAAGAAAAGAAAGAGAAGGATTTGCTTAATAGTGGGTATTCGCTTAATCCAAATTATAATCCAAATAATAAATATAGCCAAAAGTATATATACACAGGAGATTTAAAAACAGGTGGTTTAAAAACACAACAAGATGTATATAACAATTCTAATGCTTTAGGTAAGGCAAAGATTATAGCTTCTAATGTTGGCCAAAAGGCAAAAGAAATAGGAGGCTCTTTAGCTTATGGAGTAAGTAAAGGACTTACTGCTAATGATGCAATTGCAAGGACTTTGGGTATGACACAAGAAGATGCTGCTAGAGAAAATTTAGATTTATTAAATGATTTAACAGGCAGAACAGCATTTGCAGAGCCTTCAAAAGGTATGCAAAAGGCAATAAATGCAGGCAATGCTGCTGGAGGCATGGGGAGATTTATGTTAGCAAGTACTGCTACACCAGCTGGAGGTATGGTATTAAGTGGTGCAATAAATGGCGGTTTAGATGCTTATGGAAATTATGAGGATGCAGAGGGTGTAGCGAGAAAAGCAACCTCTGGCGCAATATTTGGTGGTGTAGCTCAAGGTTTATCTAATGTAGCAAATCCTTATGTGAGTAAAGCATTATCTAATGCTGGCCTAGGAAACAATATGGCAGCTAACGTGGGAGCAAAAGCAGTAACAGATTTTGCTTCTGCGGTAGCAGGTTCTAGAGCTTCCAATTTGCCGTTAAAAGAAGAGGATAAACAGAGTTGGGGGCAAACCTTACTAAATGCTGGATTTTATACAGGGTTTAATGCGTTTGGTAATATATTAAAATCACTAAATATAAGTAAACAAAACAAAGCAGAATTAAATAGAATGGCTAATGATACGTTTTCAAAAGCTGATGCAATGTATAAAGAGGCAATGTTAACAGCGGATGCAACACAAAGGCAAGCCAAACTCGAACAGCTAAATTCATTTTTGGGTAATGAAAAAGAAGGCTTCTATCAATTAGTAGCCAATCAGCAATTACTAGGGCAAGATAAGTTGATAAAAAGCATAGATGATATGTTTAATATGGCACAAAATCAAATGCAACAAGGTGCAAGAGTTTATGGTAATACTTTGGGAGAAACTGGTTCGGTTGGTAACAATAATTCTTTGAGCATAATAGGAAACAATATAACTCCTAATAATTCTTTAGTAAAATTACCTTCAAAAGGTACACAAGTTGCAAATAATACAAATATTCCTCAAAATTTACCAATGTCAACTTTTACTAACGCACAGAATGGCACACAGACAGTTCAAAATAATCAAGCTAATGAAATTACGCCTGTGGAAATAAAAGCCTCTCAAAACAGGAATATGAACGCTGCAGAACAAAATACAGTAAAACAGCAGATTATGAACACTATAAATAACAACAACCAATTAACTGCTGATGAACAACAAAGTTTATTGCAAATTTTGGAAGAAAATTCAGGGAATTTAACTCCAGATGCAATAGACTTTTTTAATGATGCAATAAATAATTTACAAAATAATCGTTTGGAGCAAGTCACTAATACTGAGGACAAAAAAGCAACATACAAGAAATATCTAAACGACAAAACAGAGTTAGATAAAACAGCACTCAATACAGCTAAAGATTCTGTACCTGCTAATAGAAGTGGTAGAAGAACAAAGGAACAATGGCTAAAAGTTGCCAATACGATAGGTCAGCAGATATATGATCTAAGTCCTGAAGAA